TCTAATGCAAAGCTACAGAAAAAATCTCCTACTTCTTACGCTGATTGGTGTGACAAAAATGGCTTCCTTTATGCCGACAAACTTATCCCACAGGAATGGTTAGATGAAAATCCTTAGTGTTATCAGAGAGGTACTACTTAAGATGACAACTAAACACACCTACACAAAGCCTACGACTAACAACAAAGTTCTAGTCTGGGAGGTATTAGAGGGGCCATACCTACGTGATGAGTTTGATGAGGATGACTTACACGCAGGTGGTATTCCTATCGGTCTAGATGCTATGCTTGTAGTTATGGTAGAAGAAGATGGTGTGATTGATACAGTGAACTTCTGGTATGATACAGAAGAAGACGCCTTAGAAGTAGTTAAATACTTTAAGGTAAACATTGGCCCTTTGGAGGTTAAGTGATGAGTGGTAAAACAGTAGTAGTCTTTAGTTGTGGTCACTCTGACCCATCAGTTCCTAATGATCGTTACTCTTGGTTAGGTGACTTTCTATACGATCTAAAGCCTGATTATGTTGTTGACTTGGGTGATGGCGCTGATATGCGGTCGTTAAATACATACGACACTCGTTACCCACAAGCTATTGTCTCACAATCCTATCAGGCTGACATTGAACACTACAACGATGCTATGGAACGTATGCGTTGGAAGTTCCGTCACAACAAACGTAAAAGCCCACGCTACATTGGTTTTGAAGGCAACCATGAAAATCGTATTAAGAAAGCTCTTGCAACTGATCCACGGCTAGAAGGGGACAAGTATGGTATCTCTTTTAGTCACCTTCAAACAGACCATTGGTTTGATGACTACCATGAATACCATAACTCAGCCCCTGCTCTTGTAGAATACGATGGCATTATCTATGGTCACTACGTAGCCAGTGGTAACTATGGTGCAGCTATGGCAACTAAAAATCATGGTGGTTCTCTGGTAGAGAAACTAGCGTGTAGCGTCACTGTAGGTCACACACACAAGTTTGACTACCACTACAAGGGAGAAGCTCGTAAGCCTATCCACGGGCTTGTTGTGGGCTGTTTTAAAGGTGCTGATGAGACTTGGGCTGGACAGGCTAACCTAGATTGGCGTAAGGGTGTAGTGGTCAAGCGTGAAGTACAGAATGGTGATTATAATATTGAATGGGTCTCTATGGAATCGTTGAGGAAAGAGTATGGGCAAGTACTCTGACTTTGAGAGAAGACCAAGAGACTTCTACACTACCCCGATAGAACCTGTGATACCATTGATTGACCACCTTCCGTATTCATTCGATTACGTAGAGCCTTGTGCGGGAGATGGTCGTCTAATTAACAACATTACAGAACTGACTGGGGGTCATGGTAATTGTATCTTTGCTTCTGATATTGAGCCTTTGGCAGAGGGTATGTTTAAGAATGATGCCTTAACCCTTGACTTTGGTGGCTATGGCACTGTAGATATGTGCATCACTAACCCACCTTGGAGTAGAGACTTCTTGCACCCTTTCATTGAGCATTGGTTAGACATCTGCCCCACTTGGTTGTTGTTTGACTCTAACTGGAAAGAGACTAAGCAGTCGGCTGTTCTCATGACCTACTGTGCTAAAGTAATCTCTGTGGGTAGGGTCAAGTGGGTTGAAGGTAGTAAGGGTGTGGGTAAAGAAGATTGTAGCTGGTATCTGTTTGATGCCAACAAGACACATCAGACATATTTTTATGGAAGAAGCGTATGATCACTGACCACGATATTAGGTGTATGGATACCAATGGTATTATGTGGGAATACTTTAATATTGCACCAGAAGGAAAAAGTGCTATGACAGTTATGGAGATGGTTAAAGAGTTTAGTAAAGTTCTAGATCAGAAGATTGATACTGCCCTTTACACGCAGTTGGTTATTGAGGAATTTGATGAGTGGCTTGCTGAAGGTACTTGTGTAGAAGATGACCTTAAGGAACTGGCTGACTTGGTTTATGTAGTATATGGTTATGCCAATGCCTGTGGCTACGATCTTGATGAAGCTATTCGTAGAGTACATGCTAACAACCTTGGTCGTTGTGTTCAACCTGATGGTTCTATCCTTCGCCGTGAAGATGGAAAGATTATCAAGAACAAGGCTTATCCTAAAGTGGATTTGAGTGATCTAATTGGTAACGGAGCAACATAAATGAAACAACTTCTTACCAAAAGCTGGGTTATCCGTTGGTTACGTTATGTAAATACTTGGCGGGAACATCGTAGGATTATCAAAGAACTAAATGCTATGGATGATAAGACCCTACGAGACATTGGCATTAGTCGTTGCGACATCGACAGACTGATCTGGCTAGAATATGATAAAGAAAAACGAGGAAAGAGTAACAATGAAAAGTAACTACCTGCCAACAGACTATCAGTCCTTTATCGGAATTTCACGTTATGCCCGTTGGCTTGAGGAAAAGGGTCGCCGTGAGAACTGGGGTGAAACAGTTGACCGATACATGAAGAACGTAGTGTCCCCTCTGACCTTTGCATCTGACCTTAAGATTTACGGAGAGATCGAAGATGCTATCCTTAGCCTAGACGTTATGCCTTCCATGCGGGCTGTAATGTCTGCTGGGACTGCACTAGAGCGTGACAACACAGCAGGATACAACTGTTCCTATATGCCTGTAGACGATCCACGATCCTTTGATGAGGCTATGTTCATTCTGTTGTGTGGCACTGGTGTAGGCTTCTCTGTAGAGCGTCAGTTCATCAGTAAGCTACCAGAAATCCCAGAACAACTAAACCCTGTCTCTGCTGTACGTATTATGGTAGAAGATAGTAAAGAGGGTTGGGCAGATGCCTTGCGTAAGGTAGTCTCGTATCTCTATGAGGGTTATATCCCAACTTGGGATGTGTCAAAAGTCCGTCCTGCTGGTGCTAAGTTGAAGACATTTGGTGGTCGTGCTTCTGGGCCTGCACCTCTGATTGACCTGTTTAACTTTGTTGTTAAAACCTTTGTTGCTGCTAAAGGTCGTAAGTTGTCTAGTATTGAATGTCACGACATTATGTGTAAGATTGGTGAAGTTGTTGTAGTTGGTGGTGTTCGTCGTTCTGCTATGATCTCTCTGTCTAACTTGTCTGATGATCGTATGCGTCATGCTAAGTCTGGGGCATGGTGGGAGAACAATCCACAACGAGCCTTGGCTAATAACTCTGTAAGCTACACTGAGAAACCTGACGCTGTGTCTTTCCTTCGTGAGTGGGCAGCTTTGGTAGAGAGTGGTTCTGGTGAACGTGGTATCTTCAATCGTCAGGCATCTAAGAAACAGGCAGCTAAGAATGGTCGCCGTAAGACTGACTTTGAGTTTGGCACTAACCCATGCTCCGAGATTATTCTGCGTCCTTACCAGTTCTGTTAAGAAGATAGCAGAAGTAAAACAAGGTGAATTGCTGGGAAGCCTAAGTGCATAGCATATGGTAATCAGCAGCCAAGCCCATCAGGGATGATGTGGAAGGTTCAACGACTAGGACGAGAAACTAGAACAGTTAATAATGTCCATACACCCAAGCGGGTGGAAGTGCCTTGCCCCTACTAACACTAGGGTGATGATATAGTCTGATCTGCATGGAAACTTGCAGGAGAATGGAGTTATAATGAAGCGTAATCGTGAAGGAAATCTTGTTGGTGAGAATGCCCGTGAATGCTCTAGTAGCACTTGCAACACCATCTTTACTCTCACAAGTAAGACAGTTACGCTTTGCCCTCGTTGTAATTCCGAGCGTGTTAAGTCTGCGGCCCCTGAGAAAAGAATGTTTGCGAGAGCAAAAGCTAGGGCCAAAGAACGTGGACATGAGTTTAATTTAGAACTCTCTGACATCCACATCCCAACCCATTGTCCAGTCTTGGGCATTGAACTTGTTGCTCATAAAGGCAGGTCTGGCGGAAATCCCAATAGTCCAGCCCTTGATCGTGTTGACAACAATAAGGGTTATGTGAAAGGCAACGTAATGGTTGTTTCTCACCGAGCAAATATGATGAAGGTTGACGCTTCCCCAGAGGAGTTAATCAAGTTTGCAGAATGGGTTTTAACACGCTACCGCTGATAACTAGCGTCTATCAGTGAACATAAATGAATCTAACAGAAGTTGTTGTACGTGCTACCGATAACCTTGAGACACTAGAACAAAAGGTTCGTATCGCCACTATCCTAGGGACTATCCAATCCACTTACACCAAGTTCCCTTACTTGCGGGACATTTGGACGGAGAATACTGAAGAAGAACGTCTGCTAGGTGTTTCTCTTACGGGGATTATGGATAACCCTCTAATGACTACAAAGAATGCTGGTCTATCTCAAACCTTGGAGTACCTAAAGAATGTCGCTATTACTACTAATGCTGAGTGGGCTGAGCGCCTTGGCGTTCCTGTATCTGCTGCTATTACTTGTGTTAAACCATCGGGAACCGTCTCGCAACTTGTTGACTCAGCCTCAGGTATCCATGCTCGCCATAGTGCTTACTACATTAGGACTGTTCGAGGCGACAATAAAGACCCTCTTACACAGTTTATGAAAGACCAAGGTATCCCTTGTGAACCTGATGTAATGAAGCCAGCACAGACGAGCGTGTTTAGCTTCCCTATGAAGGCTCCTACGGGTGCAGTGGTAACGGCTGACCTTAGTGCCATCGACCAGCTAGAGATGTGGTTGGCCTATCAGCGTAGTTGGTGTGAGCATAAACCATCTGTCACTATTAACGTAAGGAAAGATGAATGGTTTGAAGTAGGTGCTTTCGTCTACAAACACCTTGATGAGATGTCTGGCGTATCTTTCTTGCCATACAACGAACATACTTACCAACAAGCTCCCTACCAAGAAATTGATAAGGATACTTACGAGAAAGCACTAGCCCTAATGCCAAAAGGTATTGATTGGTCTAAGCTTTCAGAGTATGAAGTAGAGGATAACACATCAGGATCACAGACCTTCGCTTGTGTGGGTTCTTGTGAGATTGTTGATGTGACGTAATCATGTTATAATACCTAGGACAGGATCAGCTTTTGTCCTAGGTTTCATACTACCACTAGCTCAACTGGATAGAGCAAGAGCCTTCTAAGCTCTAGGTTCCGTGTTCAACTCACGGGTGGTAGACCAACCAACATAAGGGGGTAACGTGTACACAATTATTGGCCGTGAAGATTGTTTTTGGTGTAATGCTGCTATAGAACTGTTAGATGAGCCTTACGTTTATTATGATTACACAAGTCTTCCTGTTCTAAATCTTTTGATGAAGCAGTGTGAAATGAAGACTGTACCACAGATTTGGGAGAATGCTGTTTATATTGGTGGCTACGTAGAGTTAGAAGCGCACATTAAGAATAAAGAAAGTGAACTATGAACCTCAGTGATGATGAAGGCCAAGGCTCTCGTAAGTCTAAGCGTGTGACTAAGTACAAGAACGCTGACGTAAAACTTACTTCTGGTCTTGTTGCTAAGACACCTAAACAGCAAGACTTGATTAACGCCCTGAAGTCTAACACTCAGGTTTTCATCCTTGGGCCTGCTGGTACGGGGAAGACTTATGTTACAGCAACCTATGCTGCTGACCTATATACCCTGAAGAAGATTGATAAGATCGTAATTACACGGCCTATGGTATCTGTTGGTAAGGAGTTGGGGTTCCTAAAGGGTGATCTACACGAAAAGACTATGCCTTGGGCCTTGCCTGTCATTGATGTACTAGAGAAGCATTTGGGTAAGGCTACAGTAGAAATTGCTATCAGAAGTGGCAACATCGAAATGGCTCCCTTGGCTCTTATGCGCGGACGATCTTTTGAGAATGCCTTTATCATTGTTGACGAGACACAGAACATTACTACCCACGAACTTAAGATGCTATTGACAAGGGTCGGTGAAGGCTCTACTATTGTACTTAATGGTGATGTGCAACAAAGCGATCTTAAAGAAGCTGATGGACTTACTAAAGTCATTCACCTAGCTAAGAAACATCTGCTTCCTGTCTCTATTGTAGAGTTTGGGGTGGAAGACATTATTAGATCAGACATTACGGCCCAGTGGGTCAAAGTGTTCATGCTTGAAAAACTATAGGTGTAAGGAGAAGCTATGAGTAAAATTGAAGTAGGAAGTGAGTGGGTAGCTAAGGTAGATGAACCTTGGGCTGCTGAGGTGTACTTAGATGAGCAAGTTACAGTGACGTATGCTGACCCTAAAACTGGATCACTTACTTTTAAAGATGGTCGTAACGAATTGTGGAGTGGTAACTTAGGGAAGTGGGAAAAATACTTTGCACCAGTGGAGCAAGGACTTGGTTTCTTTGACTGCCCAGATATTGACGACACTGGGAATATTGTTGATAACGTAAATAGCCCATCTCACTATGGACAGGGTAAGATTGAGGCTATTGAATACATCTCTGACTTCCTTACCCCAGAGGAGTATCAAGGTTACCTTCGTGGAAATATCGCTAAGTATCTTCACCGCTTTCCCTATAAGAATGGTATTGAAGACCTAAAGAAAGCACAATGGTACTTGGAACGTCTAATCCAAGAAGTAGAATAGCAAAAAGCCGCAAGCGTCCGTTATGGATACTTGCGGCTTTACTTATTTGTATTGTAGTGTTATTTCTTACGAGAGAACAGACTTCTGATACCCCTACCAATCTCATTAGGGCTAGGCAACAACCAACCAAGCACAAGTAGCAGGATTACCCAAGGGGGTACTTCATTAACAGTCACACTCTCTACTGTTTCAGTTTTAACTCTGTTGTTGTCTGTAGACTGAAAGACCCTATCAGCAGTGTCAAACTCTAACCTCTGTTCAGTGTTATTTGTTGTCCCTAGGGTCTGTGTGTTTGTCTTACCAATCTGGGTGTTGGCCGCTACGTTAGTTCCCCTTCCCGTCAGAAGGCCCAGTGGACTTGTCCCGCAACTTGCTATACTGGTCAAGACCAAAAGCAGCAGTAGCAAACGTGAAGATGGGCCAAACGAGAATTTCGATAATTTTAGCATCTTTTACCTCTACAACATAAAATAGCCATAGCAGAAGAATGACCGCTACTTCCCTCTTGAATGTCTTCTTCACAATTTGTCTCATGGGCTTTACTTATTTCTTTCAAGATGCTCCCTGATGCCTTTGATATTCTCGTCAATACGAGCTAAAGTAATTGCTTGGCTCTGTACAACAACCTCTAGGCTGGAAGTCCTAGCATCAAGACGTATAATTTCTTCAGCGTTAGAATCAATATCGTTTCTAAGGGAAGCTGCAAACCAGATGATAGCAACTGTTTGACAAGCAATAGCAAACACAAGTGTTAGGGGTACACTCTTAGACAAGTGCCAAGGTTCATCAGGCATTGAATAGGTCTCTCTCTTTTTTCCTACGTATGGTAAGACCTCTGAGTGGGATCATCTTACCCGTTTGTCTGTCTCTCTGTTTGTCCCACATTAGGAAGGCATCAGCAGCCCCCTTGTAGTCCCCTGAATTTACCTTACGAAGCACTGTTGACTTAGAGAATGCCCCAGCGCCTATGTTGAAGATTAGAGAGCCTATAGCATCCCTCTGGTTCTGTGTGAGAGGCACTTTGACTAAGCTGTCGATAGTGTCTTCTACCCAAGCCAAATCTTCTCTGAGGAACTGTTCAGCTTGGGCAACAGTGATAGTCATATTGGGTTTAGCATTCTTAGTGTGACCCCAACCAATAGTCCAAACATCATTCTTTGTTGGTAGGTAAGAGGTCAGCCTAAGTTCTTCATGCTCTTTGATAGCATCTACGTTTTTAATGCGCATTGTTATCTACCTCTGACCAAACCCAAACTTCTTGTGGACCCTCTGGTAAAACAGAGACTATACGCCAAGGGGCATCCACTGGTACGGAAAGGGTAGCTAAATACTCTAGAGTCCCTTCATATTCTGGGGCAGGGAAGACCCGCGCAACAGAACCATCCTCATTTGAAAAAAGTAAAAACATGTTTTATACCTTATACATTACCAAAGACTACAAAATTAAAGGCAGCATCACCTGCATTTAGGGCGGAAGTCTCGAAATTAACTTCAAAGACAGTTGTGGATATTACACGAGTCCCAACAAATCTTCGTGCAGATTGTGCAGAAGCCCCGATAGGAGTGGCTTGTGGGGAATAATTAACGCTTGGCATAGCTGTGGTCATGGTTACTTGGTAAACACCTGTTGAGATTTTAGTGCTAGATGTTACATTAGCAGAGCCTGTCTGTAATGCACCTGCACTGCTGACAATACCAAAAGCCCTAGCAGAGAACACAGGGGCTGATCCTGTGGCCCTTAAAGCATTACGTACACCAAGGGGAGTGATAACTTTTGTATTATTAGTTCCAGTCTCTGCTTCCGCTTGTGTAGCTACAACTGCTCCGCCAGAGTTATCTAGCAAGATAATCCAATCAGAGTTAGCAGCATTCCTCATCTTGAGGGTATTAGTCGTAGTATCATACCAAAGTTGATAGGCAACAGTCCCCGTAGGGGTCGTAGCGCCAGAGTTATTGGACTGTACAGCGGCAAGTACCTCATTAACCCTTCCCCTAAAGACTAGCCCACTAGAGTTTGCAATTTCATAGTCTGTCGTTTGAGCCATTAGGCCACCTCATCTGCATAAAGTCTAAGTTTTGATACTGCCGCATTAAAAGCTGGGTTGGCAGTGGTTAGGATAGCCCTTGCTTGCACAAGCCTTGCTTCAATCTCTGTGTTGTCCACACGGCTGTACTCTGTAAACACTGGTGAACCTGATGGTGCATCGTCACTCTGCCTAAACTCAACAACACAATCAACTTCTGCCCCATCGGTGTCATCTATATTAAGCCAAGTATCAATGTCCTCTGTCTTATCATCAAAGAGACTGAAAATATTAAGGGCGTTTAACTCTATAAGACTGCGCAACCTAATCCTTTTAACCGACCCAAAATCAAAAGTGTTTGCAAAAGTGTAGATACCTTGGGAGAGTATCCCACCATTATAATCAACATCCTCTACGCCATCGACATCTTCCCAATCATCAATAGCTAAAGCACCATCAATAACTAGATTACCATCTGCAACACCAAGATTTTGTTTAGTTCCTGAAAAGACAGCCATAGTTTACGTTTCCTCTTGCAAGACACCAACAGATGTGAAAGGTATAACTTGAATACCTTTTGTTTCTACCATAGAAACTGGCCCCTGCCTTAACCCACTATCTTCAGCCCTAATTAGATAAGTCCCATTTTTCAATGGCACAACAGCAATACTTTCATTACCACCAACCCTGTCCATAGAGTAACTGTTTTGCCAAGTAGGGGTAGTAGCTTCGCTATGACGAATAACAATGTTACCACCAAGTCTAACGTCAAGATCAACAGACCTCTGCCACTTCAAAATAGCTAGACCCCCAGCACTTTGGAGAGTTACTCCTTGTAGTTCTTCTGGAATTGCAGTTAAACCAAAGATAGTTTTTGTAGAGGTTGAATACTCAGATGAAACACCTAGTAAGTTTACATACTTGACCCTTATTTCCCAAGTACCTGTTTCTACGTCCCTAAGTTCAGTGAAAGTTTGAGTTGTTTCTGGCAGAGATAGAAAATCACTTGTTATTGGTGCGCCTTCTAGAGTAGCAATCCTACGGGCTTGTACAACATACTTCTCAATAAAATCATCTTCTGCTGCGTCCCACTTTATGTCAAGGAGAACACGTGCGCCTAGGCCATCTCTTGTCGCATATAGCTGTTCTGTGATAACAGGAGCGCCTGTTAGACTAGTCGAGAATGGGTCAGGTAGGGTTGTGTTGTTGTTTTCAAATGGTTGTCCAGTAACTGAAGTAAAGACCCCCTCAGAGATTTCCCTTAATACCAATCGAGTTTGTAGATCAAGACCTTCCGTCAGACCAAAAGTCCACTCGGTTATTTCAAAAGGTTTTTCACTCCAACCGAATCTTTCGTTAGTGACCTTAACAAAATCTCCCACTTGAACTTGAAAAGCTCTCATACCAAAAGACGCACTAAAAGTAAGTTGTTCTCTGTTACGATTAAGAGCTATTCTGGCAATCCTTTGGGCTGTTTTGCTTGAGGAAGTGAATGGCAACGAAAGGTCTAATACATTTACCAAACCATTATCAGTAGCTAAGTAAGATGCTTCAGTAACCTCTGGATAATCAGCGGGCTGATAGTCACTCTCTGAACCCTTGAACTTTCCCTTAACAGAGTTAAAACTGTCCCTACGAGAATGTCTTGTTGAAAGAGAAATACCTGATCTTAAGTCATCCTCATCAAAAGACACAAGAGGTTCTGTCCAAGATGCAGCCTTAATACGCCACTTACCTTGCCCGTACCAAAGTAGCCCACCCATGCTAGTCAACAAATCATTTAACACAGTTTCTGGAGCGGAGCCTGTAACAAAAGCCCCGTTGCAAGTGTAACGCTTTTCTCCCTCTACAGTTTGATTGCAGATAGCCACAGCAGTATTAACTAGATCATCATCTATTCTACTCTCTGGTTGGTCTAACCCGTAAGAAGAAGTCAGATAGTCCCTTATACAGAGGGCGGGGTTATCACTCCAAGCTGTGACATTGTTTGCAGGATTAAGTACTTTCTTGCCACGTATGACAGCAGATACTGAAGGCACACCATTTGGAAAAGCGTCCGTATCGTAGGTAAAACGTACATATAAATAAGCTATACCTTGCAGTTTGTGGTCAGTTGTCCATCTCCCACTAGAAGCAGCTAGAGTGGATGTTGCAGAAATGAGCAGTGGATCGGCTGTCTGTGTTGTTGTGCCAAGGTAGCGTTTAATTAACACTAGTCCTTTATAACGAGAGGGTGAAGTCACATTACCAGCCGCATCAAGAGTAACAAGATCATCATTAAGGTATATTTGTTGGTAACTTTCGATCTCATGTCCAGCAAAAGCAATAACTCTGTTTAGAAACTTGTTCTTGGTTCCAGTAGAAGAGTCGTATATACGAACACCACCAACCTTAGTTTCTCCGTAAATGATTTGATGGTCTAAAGCAGAACCAGATGTACCTTGAAGACTGTAACCACCACTAGAACGGCCAAGACTGCTTGAAGGCTTTGGGGTGAGTGCATTAAGGGCAGCACCCATAGCTGTAGTAAGCATGAAATAAGTAAACGCACTAGAGATAGCTATGTTACCCGCTACTACGCCCACACCAGTTGATATAGCCGCAACAAGGGCTGATATTGCCATTATAACACCTTCGAGTAAATATTTTCTATGTGCTTGTAGCCTAGCCAAACAAGTAAAGAATCAAAAGGTTTATGCCTTTTAGTGTTCACAATAATAACGTCAACACCATCTGCCTTTAAGCACTTCTCAGCAAATTTCATCAACCTTGGGCCAGTAAAACCTTTGCGGTAGTTTTGGTCAACAAAGAGAAGATCATTATAGGCAAACAAGTTATCTTTGTAGTGGATGTGAGCCTTGACGAAAACAACAAAATATCCAACAAGTTTATTATCTGCATCCCTTGCAGTAAATATCTTTAGTACCCCTGCATCCTCTAAGTTAGCATAAGCATCCCAATCTGGATTTAACTTAATCTTATCTTTGTTGAGGGCTATTTCTTCCCAGTGTTTTTCTAGCAAGGGTATAGCATCTGCTTTAGATGTCACCAAAGATTCTTGTTGGTAAGTTATCATCGTGGTGCAGCCTTCCCCCAGAAGATTTCTTTGTCTTGTAGTGATGCAACATACTCTAGCCCACGATCAGTAGGAAACCTAGATTTTTGGTCTTCATTAGTAAAGCGTCTCACAACAGGGCGCTCAAGTTTAACCAAGACGTTTTCTACTGCAATAGAGATATTAGCTGTGTCAGAGGTTTCTTCTATGCCCATCTGGTCAAGTTCCCCAGAGAAGATTTCAGTTAGGCTAATCCCAGAGTCTTCTGGGGCTAATAAACTACCATCTTCTAATAGTAAACGAAAGCTCGATTCTTGTAAGATAGCCTCACTGTTTAGATCAAGACCAAAATAAATACGACATTCACGCCCCTGATAGGGTTCTTGTAGGGCTAAAGAGAGAAAACTAGATGGTATTCCAGAGACTGAGATAACTGCCCCCTTAGCTTCCATCTCAGTAGTCTCAGACACAGATGAGATATTAAGGAGTTGACCAGCACCTAGGTAAGTCTTATCATCAATAACTAAGTCACCATACCCTGACCATAGATAAAGAGGCGCACTATCAAGTTCTAGTTCAACAGCAAAGAATGGTGCAAGGACTTCTTTTGATAGTTCTGCGACTGTGACTATACCTATATCTCTGCTCATGCTATCATCCCCTTAAAATTTATACTGTGATGGCTAAGGTACGGCTCGTCTCAAGTAGCTGTGTCCCATCGCTTACAAAAGTAACAACAAATCTACGGGCTGAAACAGTGCCTGTCACCAAAGTTGTAGTAGCTTTAAAGCCTGAACCAAATGTTACTGTTCTGGAAGTAGTTCCACTAGTCACAATAATAACACGGGCAGTTGTACCAGCGGGGGGTACAGTCGTTGTCAGGGTAATATTAGCACTAACTGTGACTTGACTAACATGGTTTGTTGCCAAGGCTTGTGCGACAGTATTAGTACCCACGTTAGCAAACAAACGGGTCACTTGACCATTAACATCCAAAGTGGAACTTGGTGTTTTACCAATACCTAAGCCAGTGCTATTTACTCTGATACGTTCAAGGCCGTTTGTTTCTACTGTTACTGTGTCATCAGCAGGAAAACGTATAGCAGTGTCAGTGTCGCTTGTGTGGACGATCTTATCTGCAACAGAGAGGTCACCTGAGAATGAACCAGTTGTTGCATCTACTGTAGAGGGTGTGGTAGCTCCAACAGGTGTCCCATCAATAGTACCCCCGTTAATGTCGATAGTGCTGAAAGCAGGTAAGTTAAGTAAAAACTCACCTCTGGTGATACTCTTTGTTTCGACTGCACTTACGTCCACAATAGGCAACAAATCATCCAGAGCAGCATTAGCGCCAGTTAATGGAGTAAGTTCTGAGATTTTCTTATCTGTCATATTAACTACCTTATAGTGCTTCTACGCAATCAAAACTAATACCATAAATACTGGCATTGTCGATGCTGAATGATTGTTGATTGCCTGATAGACGGAACCTACCAACAGTGTTACTTAGTGTTACAGTAGCCCCTGTCACAGCAGAACGTAGCTTAGGCCAAATCTCTATTGTCCCGTTGCCACTTCGATCAACAAGAACCTTATGGAGAGTTGCTGTACCACTTGAACCAAGCTGAATATAGTCACCAGCCAACAGAGTTCCCGTCATAGTGATAGTAGGACTAGATGAGCCAGCAGTCCCCGTAAGGGTAGCTGAGGTAGCTGTACCTCTAGCCGCTTTAGCATTAGGGTCACCTAACAGGAAGGTTCCTACGGGCCCATTTAGAGCCAATAGAAAAGCATTCCAAGGTTCAGCTAAATCTCTACGAACTGGCGGGATAGAAACTGAAGCTGTCCACCTCTGCCCTGCATGACGGATTATTTGTTGCTGGAAGGTGAAGGGAGATTGACTAATGGCAACAGCATTATTAGCAGACAGTGTGATGTTAGCGATACCAATAGACGTGGGTAGTGTTAGTGGATAACTAATTGCCATAGGGTCTTTCCTTAGTTAAAGGCGGCTTTCATTTGTCCACCACGTCTACGAGCATCAATAACGGCACTCTTAGTTGCACTTGTAATCTGTGGCATAAGTTTAGCCACTTCAGCACGAATAGCGGCAGGATCAGAACCACCAGCTACATTGATATTATTAACTACGTTTACTGAACCAGAACTACCTTCAACAGAAACACCTAGTTTACCATTTTTACCTCTTTTCAAAGGCATAATAGCTTCTGGGCCAGCTTCACCCATCAAACCAGTTTTACCACCCGCCATAGGGAAGTAAGTAGGGCCACCAACAACACCACCATTAGCATAGGCTTGGATTTGCTTACCAGCACTAAAAGCACCACCATCAGCAAAACCTATTGCACCTACAATAGAATTAACCATCCGTTTGACAACAAGAATCTCATACAGTTGTGCGATAACAGCCGTTGCCATGTCTTTAAAGGCATCCTTGACACTTTTTGTCCCGTCAACCATAGACATGAAAGCCTCTGTCATGCTAGACCTCAGAACGTCCCCTATCTCTTTGTGTTGAGACTCCATTTGCTCTAAGAGTTCTTTCTCTTTGTTAATGGCTTCAAGACGAGCCACAGCACCTTGGATAGCTGCCTCAGAGTATTGCTTATCAGAGCCTTGGATAGCTTGCATAACCTCTTTGTATGCTTCTGATGTACCAAGCAGTTCTTTCTCAAGTTCTACTCTCTTTAGAAGTGCTTCAAGAGCATCTGGACTAGCAACACCCCCGCCACCACCACCGCCATTACCTGTGCTTGGTAACATTGGGATACCATTTGGCCCAATCATGGGCATACCTGCACCAACATTAGCACCACGAGAGCCATATCTTTGCATGGCTTGCCCGCCAGCGGAAAACTCAAATTGAAGTTGCTTTAACCTATCACTAGCAGCAAGATTAACCATGTTTGTAGCAGCACTTAAGGATATGCCCAAGTTGTTGGCAAGTACTCTGGCGGCTTCTGCTGCCCTATTGATACCACCTTCGATATTTACAGTGGAAAGGCCCAGAGCATCAAGGTGTGCTTCACCAATACTCTTAGCAATTTCAGCCCTCTTTTTAGACTCCTCAACGATAGTTGACAAGATAGAGATACCTAATGCTCTCTTTGCTTCTAGGTCACGAAGACCTTGTTCATTCTGAGCATCAATACGGGCGTTATTCATCTCCCGCGCCTTAGCAAGTCCAACTTCTTGTTGATAGGCCACTAGTTCAGCTTTAGCTTTTTCTACAGCAGCCTTAGCCGCTAGCTCTTGTAGTGAAGCAATCCTTTCCACCTGAACGATGTTTGGAGTAAGGTCTGTACCCATATATTCTTGAGTAGCTGCATATTCGCTGGCCGCTATAACTGCTGTTTCGTAGGCAACTGTCAGTCTTGAAAGCTCTGCTTGCGCTGAATTTAGGGTTTTGTTGAACTCAGGGTTAAAGGCTTTAATATTTTCTAGTCTGAGTTCTTCAGTGGCATCTCTTAATTCTTTAAACGCATCTACAGTTTTTTGAGTTTCTTCCTTAGTCCTAGTCATATAGGCAAGAATACCAGTAATGATAGGGATAGCAATACCAAGACCAGTAAAGACACCAATCATGGCCATTGATTTTGATAACTGCGCGCCTAGACCTGCAAGCTGGGTCATCTGCTGACCAAAAGCAACAAAGAAGTTAGTCCCAGACTGGACTTGAACTGCTAAGTCACCTACTTGATAACCGACTTGCTGAGTAACTAGACCAAATTGGTTTGTGTAACCTTTAGTCTGGTTTACACCCCTTCCAAAAGTAGAGAAAACACCAGTGCCTGTGGCCATCTCTTGGTTTAGTTTATCAAGGCTAATTCTTTGTTGCTCAGCAGTAATAATACCAGCCTTACGGGCAACAGAAAGGTCGTTGAGTTCTTTAGAGTAAATCTGCATAGCCAAGTGGCCTTCGACAAACTTATTCTTAAGTCTTTCTTCTTCTGCTGCTGCCCTTGCAGTTTCTGCTGCTTCTCGTTTCTTTTGTTCACTAACTTGTTTGTTAAGGGCAATAGTTTCACGACGAGCTTGTGCTAAAGCTTTCTCCTCGTCTTTCGCTTGTTTAGCAGCAGCAGTCGCTTCTTTCTGAGCCTTGTTAGCAGCTAAAATAGACTTTGTTACGCCATCAACTTGTTTACCATAAGCACCAGAGTTCTTTGCTAGTTTTTCCAGAGAGGCGTTTAGCTGGGCGTCACTTATCTGATTTCTTTCTCTAGCTTTGATGAGCTTCTCGATATTATTCTTTAACGTCTGCGTAGTCTTAATGGCAGTGAGAATACCTTTAGTCTCTACCCCAATAGTTAAAAAAATGTCATCAGCCATTAGCCACCCCCATATAGACTCCATCTAACCTAATAATTGCTTCTATCTCCCAAGCATCTATTGGTGTTTCAGTCAGTTCTTTCCACGCTTTTATCTGTTCAAAGGTAATTGGGTTAGGCCCAGAAAACCCTGCACTTCTTCTGTTACTCAACGTCAAAAAGGCAGACCAGACGTGACTTAAGATCATTGGGAAATCTGTCGGGGGTTCCAATGCTTCAAGTCTACGTCCAATCTGCCTTTCTACTTGTTCAAGATGCTCTCGTTCTGTAATGCCGTCCTTGTCAGGCTTGTTGAGCTTAAACTGATGTTCAGCCCACTCGCACAACTGACAAGTTAGGCTTTCATAAAACCCAGAATTTCTTCCGATGCTTGTTCAATTTGAGCCTTGATCCAAAATACTTTATCGTAAACCTCACGAGCTTTATCTAGAGACAACTTAGGCTTCTCACCACTAAAGGTAATATTCCATTCTTTTGTTGTCTTAGCTAAGCTATCAAGGGAGATTTCCTCAATTTCTTCTGCTGTAATATCTTTAGTCCCTTTGCCTTGCATCTTCTTAAGACGCTTATTAGTCATCTCATGCAGAACTTTCTTGTATTCTTTAGAGTGAGGGGCAAATAGGGTAATCGTCATGTCACTCTTGTCTTCATTCTTAAGCACTTCATCAGTGGCGGGATGCTTAAGCGTAACAACAATAACTTCAGATTTAGGGGTCAGGTCTAGCAAGTCCATTCGGGTTATCCTTTTAGGTTCTGTCGGGGGTTTTTTGTCGGGTCAGTAATTAGTGCGAGGAAGCATAAGACCCGACACCTATGCTTCCTCTACCCTAGCTAGGGATTCTTAACTATCAAGCAGCACGGGTGATGACCAAGTTAGAAAGCTCAGTTGCATCATACAAAGCCACGAAGGACATATTGATGATACGGCTGGTTGGGCCATCTACAGGGACATCAGCACTGTTGATCTTAATACGGGGGAATAGGAAGGTGTAGGCGTTAGTCCCAGTTGGGTCATTTACCGACACTTCAAGTTCTGTTTCAGTCTCATTCAAGAAGCGGTTAATCAGAGCCGTATCTTCAAAGTAAGCTGTAATAGTGCCTTCAATCTCTGCGCGACCATATTCAAGCGAAGGGGCAGAACTGTCACCAATCACGAAAGTAGGGGCAAAGGAGTTATTCAAAGTAAAGTCAAGACCAGTTACGATAGCTACAGCAGAGCTTGAGCCTACGTTACCGATAGCAATGTCACCTGAATAAGCATCAAATGGGGCATTGTTGGCAGCGGCTGTCTGGGTCTTCTGAGTTGCGCTGACAGTCATATCCTTACCAACCATACCGAAGGTCGTAGTGACCATCTGGTTAGGTGCTAGAGAGATTGCCATAGTCGATACTGTCATACCAGTAAACAGACGGGCTTGGTCAATGTCAGCAGCGTAATCTTCAATAGACAAGAACTTGGGGGTAACCCCAACCTTTAGCACGTTAGTAGAAAAGGTGTTGAGCATAGCCGACTCTAGGAAAGCGTCATAAACACCATCACGAAGGTCAACAACAATATCACCAGCTACTTGACGATTACCATGACGATCAACACGAGGCATACGATCAGCCTGAATGTCATTGCCAGCAACACGATCTTTAGTCAAATTCAGCGAGTGAGTAGAGAAAGGAAGGTTAGTGAAGTTACCAGCAGGCGTAGTACCGAAGGTTGCTTCTGTAACAAACGATAGGCTGGAACGAGAGCCTTGTGAAAAGGGCATTTTAGTGTCTCCTGTGGGGAATTATTTATAAAGGAACCAGCCGATGTTTACAGCGACATAATACCAAGGATTGTCAATGAAGCCATTATCTCTTTCTGCGTAATCAACAGAAACTATGATAGTCTCAGAGGCAGCATTGGTGAAAGAAATGTCAGTTGTAGCATCGAAGGCTTCAATCACCTTGTCGGCTAGATCGTCAGCAGTAGCAGGGCCATTACCCTCTGGTGTGTAGCAGAAGACTGTAAAGACCCCTTCATACCTCTGCTGGGGGTTAGTGCCTCTTACAGCGGGTCTACGGGAGGTGGGGATAAACTTAGCTTGAACGAATGAAGTGCCTGTAGTTGGGCTAAAAGCTACGTTCTCGTAAGCAATAGCGGGGATACCTGAAACAGCAGCTAGTCTAACCTCTAGTGCAGCCCTGATGTCATCATAGACGCTTGCCATTATCTAAACTTGCTCCTAATCTTACGGAAGACATGATACCCTTCTCGTTTACCCTCTTTTGTAGGCCACCCGTCTTCTACATGTCTAGCATGGGGCGCTCTGTTACGGAGGGTGAATTTGAGTTTGCCAGCTTCTAGCAACTGCTTGATGTTTATGCCGCTGATGTCTGATAAGAGGTTGTTGTAACCTTCTTCTTTCTTTGCAGCTTGGTCTTGCTTAGTAGGCTTATTCCTAGAGGTTCTTTTTCGTCCACCACTAAATCCAGCAGCGCCTATAGAAAAAGAGGTAACGTAAGCCCCAGTATCAACACCACCACCAAGGCCACCCTCTTGTAGTGCTGTGTGAGTTGCGTAGTAAGAGATTTCCTCTAGCCTTTTCTCTATTTTTTCTGCTGCCATACTTTGAAGTTTAGTTGTGTATGCACTGAATGTAGATTTTACTTTAGCAGGGTCAGTTGACATTACTCAGAAACCTCACAGATATAGCAAACAGCAGCCCCAGCATTAAACACAGTGGTTACTTTAACGATGGTTACATTGTCCCCTTGTCCAACAATCAAGTCTTCATCATCAGGGGCAACAGCAAGTCCAAGGGCAGGTACGATGCACCTACGAGTACCCCTGCGAAGTTCATCATCAGTGGGTAGACCAACAGAGAAGTTAAAGAAGTAACCACTAAATGTGTAGTCTGTTGTTGCAGACCCTGTTACAGTGCCAGTAGAGGGACTATAAGTTCCAGCAGTGGTCTTCTTTCTAAGGGTGAGTTCTTTACCAAAGTCTTTAACCAACCTGAGAAGGTCGTAGGAACGAAAGGACATAACCTACTCCTTATTCATACTCAGGGGTGTCATAACTTGGTGGGTTCTTGAAACGATCCCTACGGAAGCTACCTTCAATCCTATTTGTGTTGGCTCTTACAGCTTCCACTCCAGACTTAGTGATACCACCAGCAAGGATACCGATTGCAGCACCATCCGTCTTCCCTCTGTAGTCAAGTTGGTCTGCGAGGCTTTGGTAATGCTTAGCAAGGTCAGAGTAGTTAGCACTTAGAGCGCCATCCAACTTAGTTGTGACCATACGGGCATACTTAGAAGAAATAGCTTTTGCAATCCAACCAGCAGCAAGGTAGGTATTGTCATCATTCAAGCTTAAGCTAAATGTGATTTCTTCATTCTGTACTTGTTGGTCTGTGGTATCGGTATCACCAACAAGGAGACGAACAGTGTTAAGTCGGCCAGAGGAAGTGGTAGTATTCAGATCAGCGGCACTATACGACCAAGCCATAAATTCGTCTCCAAGTTAGTTACTTATTCACCGAGAAGGTTATCTCGAATGCGGTAAAAATCTTCTGAAATCCAAGGGTTCGATAGCAGGAACCTGCGAACAAGCGCACGTTGTTTATCGTCAAGTGTGGACTTTTTACAACGCTTACGCTCAAATTCAGTGGTGCTAGAGGTTCTGGATTTCACTTCAGAATTAAGCAGGTTTACTAGGCTTGCTAGTTTTTGACCATCCATCTCAGAGAGACGATCACCTACTTTGTTCTGGACTTCTAATTCTCTGTTGTGGTAGATGTAACCAGAGGCGTATAGGATAGCCACCTTTTCTTCTGTTACATTGTGCATACCAACCCAGTTAAAGTGGTCACCACGCTTTAGGCTCTTGCCATCAGCTACGAAGGGAACTTTAACGAATACGGGCCAATCAATTTGGAAACCTAGATAGCTAGGGTGCATTTGGACAAATCCTTGTGAGATTACTATTATGTTCTTTTATAATTGGGTTATACCCAAGGCTTTTACACCTTGGGTAAACCATTGTTTTAGGTTAGATTAAGCAACGATAGTAGCGAAGAACACACCCAGATCAGCGCCCACAACCTTCATGTCGTAAGCCATCTTAACTTGGATCATCTCAGCAATCTGCTGGCGCTTCAGTGCATCGTCCGAGAACGATTCAACAGTAACACCCAAGTTGCTTACGCCCGAAATGTTGTTCCAAGCGAAGGTCAGACCAGCAGCAGGGGTCATCAGACCAGCCGAGCTAGGGGTGTAGGTCAACAGTGCCGACTTACCACCGATGAAAGCATTCGATTCCGAAAGGCCTTCAGCGCCAGAGTTCTTAACTGCTTCCATGACGTAGAAGTTCTCTACTTCAAAGATTTCAGCCAGCTTAGCGTCAGTGATCAGAGCAGTGTTCGATACAGTAGCGCCACCATTTAGACGGGCAAGAACCGAAGGGTGGTTGATCAGGATGTCACGAACTTCTTTACCAACAACCATCGTGTTGGGCTTGAAGCCACCCGACTTAAGCTGCATGGTACGACGAGCCAAGGTTACGTCCACGATAGGCGTAGCATTGGTGTAATCCGACCACTGAGTAACTTCAGCCACAGTGTCATCAGAAGCGTTAGCAACACCAGTAAACTCGTTACCCCAGACACCCGTTGCAAAGAACGTCGAAGCAAACTGCTCCTCACGATCAATCAACATACGATTTACTAGAGTGGTTGCACCAGTCGCACGGATGTCCAGCATAGCGTCTTCGTTAGCCAAAGTCTGCTCATCGAAGTCCATACCCAGACCATAAACGTCTGCAAAGTACGAGCTATTCGAGATTGCCATACCGATACGATTTACTTCAGTACGGGGAGCAAGTTTCTTTACATCACCTGAGCGGTTCATATTCGCACGATCATAGATGTAGTACTTGTCCGACTGACGCTGCACACCCACAGTTGGGAACACTTTGTCAGCGATAAAGTTAGTTTGCGATTGCACATAAGCCAGCGTCAGGTTGCTGAGTGGCTGATCGATATGTACACTGGAGGGGGTCAACATAGGCATAGTAATTATCCTTTATCTATACTTGGAGTTACGCAGGAACAACGTTGCCACCAGAGATCAATTCAATCTCGATGACTTGGTTGATCACAGCAGCTTCTTTGGCGTAACCCATAACCACATTACCCGAAGCGGCAGTCAGAGCCAGTCCAGCAGCGGTAGTCGTGATAGCAGCACCAGCAGCAATAGTACCACCAGAAATAACCATTACCGAACCGCTACGGGTCACAGTAACAGCAGTATCAGCAACACCACCGACAAGGCAGACACCGATAGCTTGTTCACCAGCCGAGTTAGCCAAGATGACTTTGCCAGTTGATTCCAAAGTAACAAATTTAAATTGTGCAGCCGAAAGGTCAGCACCAGCGATGAAAGTGCGGTTATCGCGAGATTGCATAACAGCCATAATTATTCCCCTTTATAGGATTTGTTAATAAGAGCTTTACCTTTATCGGTCATAGCTACAGCCGCATAAGCCTTAGCATAGTCACTCTTCTTCATGTTGTTTTCGGTCATATAAGTCTTAACCATTGCGTCCATTTCTTCAGAAGCATTGGCAAAAGTACCATCCATAGCCGACTTACCGACTTCATCCATAGCAGCGGCGAAAGCAGCATCAGCAGCCTTGAGTGCCTCTACAATAGCTTTGTCATCAGCAAAAGATTTCAGCAACGATTTGGCAACATTAACATCAAAGTGAGGCAAGGTTTCCCCAGCGCGTTTAGTCAGTTCAATGTCAGCTTTTTCAATCTCGTGTTGCTTCTTAGAAACTTCTGCTTCTTCTAGAGCTTTCAGAACTGGGGCAGGGATTTCAGACTTGGCAATGGAAACACCACCAACTTCAATCATCTCTACAGCAGCCTTCTTTTCAATTACGTCAGCAGAAACAACGTAACCAGCCTCATCCAGACCCTTTTGCAGACGATCAACCTCAGCGGTCAGACGTGCAACATCAGCCTTCATGGCTTCCATCGGGTCGGGCTTTGCTTTTGTTTTAGGCTTTGCCATATCATAGCCGAGAGCCTTCATAGCTTCATCACGACCGCAAGCCTTTTCTTCCATGTAAGCCTTAACTTTGGCTTCCATATCTTCATCCATTTTCTCAAATCCCTCTGAGTTGTCGCGCTTAAAGAGACTTACCATTGCCTGTGCGTTGGCAGGTCTATCCACCAAGGAAAGTTCCTCAAGCTGCAAGTTTTTAAGGAGGTTAGGCAAGTTAAATCTCCTGTTTTTGAGCGCGTCCACCAATGGAAAACGCTGCGAGTTCACCGCTTTTCACACGCTCCCAGACGGAATCATCGAATACTTTGTAAGCAACAACCCATCCTTCGCGGTTAGAGTGGATACCTAGAGCATCACCAATTTCTTTAGTGATAGGGAGAGAGTGTACAACAACACCAACTTGCTCACCACTGTGCATAGCCTTACCAACTCGCACATGCTCCATAAATTCATTTACGGCCTTGACCAAAGTGTCAGCTTCAATCATATCGCCTTGGCGGTCAATAACAGGCTCACCATCTTCAGTGATTACAGAAGCCCAGCCAAAAACCATTCTCTGTTCATCATCAACCTTAAGGATTTTACCCTCAATACTGGATTTTGTCATTTCACTCACCGAGGTATCCGCTTCCCACATACGGCAAGACCAGTACTTAGCTGAAGTCTTGTCTGTTGCGGTGTCACAAGAGTGTCTAGCACGGAAGTTTGCACGAGCCTTTGGGTTATCCCTGCGAATTTGCATATTAGGATCACCAAAGGTTACTCTTTTAACTTTGTCACCATCTTGCACGAACACTTCAAACTTCTTGTTGCCATCTTGAATACGGCGGGGCTTGTTCAGAGAGACAGTTTTACCCTGATACTCAGCCTTCTGTACGTCTTCCTTCAGGAGTTCCTGAATGACCATCTGCAACATAGCCATACGCTCGCTGGAAAGGGTCTCTGGCTCGTCTTCCTCGTCTTCAGCACCATAGTATGCCAAATAAGCCTCATGGCTCTCAGCGGGCATAAAAACGGCCTGTCCGTTATATTCAGAAACGTGAGTATATCCACCAAAACCCATATCATAGCTACGGGCTACAGCTTCTTGTTCAGTAGTGAAGATGTCGTTAGCGTATTGTGCTTTTTTCATGTCAGGCAACAAATCCTTATCGTGATTAGCAGTCTTAGCCCCACGATAGATTTCTAGGAAGCTGTTGACCCTTGCGTATGCCCACTGTTCTTTAGAAGTCACGTTAGGGCGAACTGACGAAGGGTTAGTCTTATAAGCACCGATACCACGATCAAAGACTTGTTTAAGTTTAGCAGCAGTTACACGGCCATGTTTCTCGCCATACTTCTCGTTGAAAGTTTTGGCCTTGTCTGCTAGAGTGTCCATGACACCTTTTTCAATATCATCAGACATTCTTTATACTACCTTTGCTAAGTAACCTTTGAAACTGGTGAACACTACAACATTGTTGGCACTACTTTCTACTCTCACTCGAATATCACAGTTCTTAGGGATAATGACTGCTGGGTCTAGGTCAACAGTCCAAGGAGAGGAATTTGTAGCACTAATAGCAGCTACCTGACGGAAGACTTTCCCAGCTTCTCGTATCTCTACGTAGAAATCAGCAGCACCAGATTGCTTAAGACTAAGAGAACCAAAACCACCTGTTAGGATGAAGTAGTCCTTGTCACTGAATGTAGTTGCAGCCTTAAAGGATTCTTGTAACCCAAGAGGGATGTCAATGTGGATTTTACTTGTGTCAGTTGGAATACCATTCGTGAGAGCAGTATTCTCGTAAACAACAACTCTACCAGTTAGCGAAACACCATTGTTGTTATAAATTATCGACACTCTAGCAAGTGGGATTGGTAGTGCTACCCTAGTTCTTCCATTCAAGTTGACAGTCTGAGAGACAAAGGTAAACTTTTGGTCTGTACCTGTCCCTGAGACTGTATGACCTTCAATGTAGATGCTTTCAGTATCCGCAATAGCACTAGACGAGATGCTATCAATGATGTTTGTTGAGACATAGGTTTCATTACCACCTACTGTCCAAACTGTCTGCAAAGACCCTGTAGATAGTTCAGCGGACTTACCGAACTTAACTAGGGTCTTCGCTTTATTTTGGATTGAGACCACTTCATTAAACTGTCTGTAGATTTCTCTCTCAGCTTGAACCAGTCTTCCATCAGGAACCTCATAGCCACGTCTTTCCCAGCTAGTCATTAGTTGGAACCTCTGGTGCAGCAGTGGGAAGATCAGGGTTATAGTCCAGTTCAGCAATCGCCATAAGATCAGAGATAACTTCTGGGTGATTACTAACGTCAATACCTGCACCATTAAGGTTACGCAGGAAGGAAGACAGTTCGCGCAGATCGTGAGGTGCAACATCACCAGCAACAATCTTTGGCATCAGGGCATAGTCTAGGCCATTCAACTGCCACAGACGCTCTAGCAACTGCTTGTTAAGAACATCTACGATTGCTTGGATGTAGGACTCAAGTGCGCGTAGGAACATATCAGTCTTAGTCTTAGAGAGAGCATAAGAGCCACCCTGAGAACCTAGCAACAAAAACTCCGACAACACAGAACGAGCAATGTCATGCTGGTATCTACGTACAATAGGGTCAATGTTGATATTGCGAGTACCACTCGAAGACATAAGTTCTACATCAACAAGACGGATATTTGTAGGCGCACCATCTTTGTCTGGGTAAGTGTCAGAGGGTAGGACAATGTAGCCCTGCTCGTTAAACTTAACATCCCGTAGGATTGTAGCTAGGCTCTGTACAAAGGCTTGTTGTTCAGTAGAAGCACTAGCAGATAGGTACTCAGAGGGAATACGAGCAAC